TAATAAAGGATTTAATTGTAACTGCTAGTTGTTTATATATAGGATTAGAATTTGTATTATCATTACCAATTTTATTAATAATGTATTTTACATATACAGAAAAGGTTGTTGGTGTTATAATGATAATATTAACATTGATTAGTTTTATAAACATATTAATATTTGGTGAACATTATGAATAAATATTATATTGAATTACAAAATATATTAACTGATAAAATTAGAGTTATTATTGCAGAAATGAATAATAATGTATTTGAATTATCAAATGAAAATAAAGAATTACAGAATAGACAAAGCAATAAACTACATAAACACATCTATAAAACCATTAGATACAAAAATATTAAATAGTAAAGAAATAGATGAATTAATTAAAATGTTAGGAGATAAAGAAAATGAGTAAAATTTATTTATTAATCTATAATAGAAAAAACAGATTTCAATTTTATAAATATTTTGATACAATAAAAGAAAAAGAAAACTATAAAAAGAAAATAAAGTGGGTAAAAGATTTATTATTAATTGAAGATTCAACAGAAAATAATTATTATTAAAATGCTACTTAATAGTAGCATATAACAGATGATATTCCTACTTTCCAATTCTTTTAATCATCTGTTATATAGTGCTATTAAGCATTAGAAAGGAGATGTATTACAATTAGATGTTAAAGATTACAATACAAGTACAAGAAAATAAAGATAAAGACAATTGTACTGTGAAAATGATAAATCCAAAAGATTTATCAAAGGCAAGTGACAATGAGAAAAATGCATGTGCCATGGTCATTAATGCTATAACAAAAACTTTAAAAGACATGCAAAATTAATTCCAAAATTTTAAATAATTAATAAGAAAGGAAAGGAAAGAAAAATTATGGAAAATGAAAACAAATTAACATTATTTAGTGAGGTAAAGCAAAATATTTATTGCAGTAAAGTTGCAAAAACTGATAAGGAGAAAAAAGAATTATTCAATGCACTTGAAAGTTGTGATGCACTTTTAAATGATTGTGTTGGAACTGAAATTGAAATTCAAGATATTTATGTTGAAGAAAAACAAGTTGTTGATGAAGAATCAGGAGAATTAAAAACAAAATTTAGAACTATTATATTTGATAAATCAGGACAAACATATGCAACAGGAAGTTATGGAATCTATAATGTAATGAAAAAGATTGTAGGAATTTATGGATTTCCAAATACTTGGGAGAAACCATTAAAAGTTAAAGTTGCAAAAAGAAAAATTAAAGATAATAAAGAATCATTAACATTAATATTGTTATAATATATAATAGGTGCAGATGTTAAAGCATCTGCACTTATTTAATAAGAAAGGAAAGGTGTAAAAATGGTATATAATAACATAGAAGAATCACCATTTAAATTTGAATATGATGATTTACAATTTTATTTTTCATCAAATTATTTAAAAGAGAAATTTATAAAACAATATATTAATTTTATAAAAGATGAAACAATAAAATTAAAAGTTAAATTTCAAAATGTTATAATGTGTGATGAAATGATTTTAATATTATTATATAAAAAGATTGAGAAAAGAGGGTTTAGGGTATATTATAAAAATCATAAATTAAGGGAACAAAGTGCATTTAATTTAGTGATTAATGAAGATAGTTTTGTTGAGTAGGTGATAACATGGCAATTAGATATGATAAAAAATTGAATCAACAAATTAATAGAACAATTAAAAATTTCAATCAAAAAATTGCTAGATTAGAAAAAGAACAAAAACAGATGTTACCAACTCGAATTACTAAAAGTCAATTAAAAAGTGATGTTTATACAAGAAATGAATTAAAAAGAAGATTAAAACAATTACAAAGGTTTAGTGTTAGGGGTGCAGAAGAAATTATTACAACAAAAGGTGGTGTACGTTTAACACAATATGAATTAAATGAATTAAAAAGAGAAAATGCAAGAGTTAAAAGGAATATCACACGTGAATTAAATAGATTAAAAGTAAATAAACCCAAAGTTTTTGGAAAAATACAATCATCAACATTTAGTGAAATGGGTGATACTGAATATTTAAATTTAGTTGCAAGGCGTGAAGCACTTGAAAAAAATATTACAAAAATAAGTAAAGAAGAATTTGAACGTTTAAAAAAATTAGTTGAAAAGACAGGAAGAAGTCAACAATACATGAATAATGTATTTAAAGAAAACTATTTTGAAATGTTGACAGATTTAGCATATTATTATGGGTATGATAATAATAAATTAATAGAAATGAAAAAGAAAATAATGAAATTAAAACCAAATGATTTTTTAAAGTTATTCAAAGAAGATAAATCAATACGTGCAATTTTAGATTATTATCCAATTGTTACATCAAATTTTGATTTTAATAGCGGAATGTATGTCAACCGTATGGATTATCAAGAAGATGTGTTGAATTTATATGATTCATTATATGATAATTTAGATGATATATTAAAAGATTATGCGTAAATTTACAGCAGATTTTGAAACAAATGTTAGTGAAACAGATTGTAGAGTATGGGCATATGCACTATGTGAAATAGATAATATAAATAATTTTATTTATGGAAATACAATTGAAGATTTTATTAATTGGTGCAGTAATCCAAAAGAAAATTATGTATTATATTTTCACAATTTAAAATTTGATGGGGAATATATCTTTTCATATTTATTAAATAATGGTTATACTTGTATAAAAGATAAAAAAGAACGTAAAGATAAAACATTTATATGTTTAATTAGTGATACAGGACAATTTTATTCAATAGAAATATTTTTTAGTATAAAAAATAATAAACATATTAATAAAGTTACCATTTATGATTCATTAAAAATTTTAAATTTTAGTGTTGAACAAATTGCAAAAGATTTTAATTTGCCAATTAGAAAACTTGAAATTGATTATAAGGAAATAAGAGAAAAAGGGCATGTTTTAACAGAACAGGAAATTGATTATATACGTAATGATGTTGAAATAATGGCACGTGCATTAAAAATAATGTTTGATGAAGATTTAACAAAAATGACAATTGGAAGTGATGCACTTGCTAATTATAAAGAAATAAATAAAAGGTTTAATTCATATTTTCCTATACTTCCATATGAAATTGATAAAGATATTAGAAAATCATACAAAGGTGGATTTACATATTTAAATGAATGTTATAAAGAAAAAGAAACAGGAGCAGGAATTGTACTTGATTTAAATTCATTATACCCATCAGTTATGATGTATGAAAAATTACCTTTTGGTGAGCCAATATTTTTTACAGGACAATATGAATATGATGCATTATACCCTTTATATATTCAAACAATAAGTTGCATTTTTGAATTAAAAGATGGTATGATTCCAACAATTCAAATTAAAAATAATTTATCATTTATGCCAAATGAATATGTTAAATCAAGTAATGGTGATATAGTAACATTAACATTAACATCTGTTGATTTAGAATTATTTTTTAAACATTACAATGTATATAATCCAATATATCAAAACGGGTGGAAATTTAAAGCAATAAAAGGTTTATTTTGTGAATATATAAATAAGTGGAGCAATAAAAAGATACAAGCAAAGAAAGATAATAATACTGCACTTTATAGAATAGCAAAATTGATGTTAAATAGTTTATATGGAAAATTTGGATTAAATCCTGATGTTAGAAGTAAATACCCATATTTAAATGAAGATGGAATTGTTAAATATTCATTATACCCACCCGAAACAAGAAAACCAATTTATATACCTGTGGCATCATTTATAACAAGTTATGCAAGATATAAAACAATAACTACATCACAAATAATAAAAGATTATTCTATACAAAAATACGGTGAAGATTTATATGTTTATAGTGATACTGATTCAATACATTGTTTATTTCCTGATGATACAGAATTAAAAAATATAATTGAAATAGATGATTATAAACTTGGTGCATGGAAACTTGAAAGCACATTCAAACGTGGTAAATATATAAGGCAAAAATGTTACGTTGAATTAGGATTTGATGATAAAATGAATGTTACAATTGCAGGACTTCCAAAGAAACTTGGAAATTTAATCACATTTGATAATTTTAATATAGGATTTACAACTGAAAATATAGAAACAGAAAATAAAAAATTAACATATAAACATGTTAAAGGTGGGGTTTTATTAGTAGATACTGAGTTTAGTATAAAATAGAAAGGAATAAAAATGAGTAAAGAAGAAAAATTAATGTTAGAAAGTTTAAAAGAATTAGGAGATAAAGAATGAAAAGATTAAAACAATTTTTATATGATTTATTAGATAAATCATTATTAAAAGATGAAGTGAAAGAATTACGTAAAAAAGTAAAAGATTATGAAGATGAAAGAAAAGGATTAATTGATTTAAAGAACAAATATTTAAGTGAATTACGTGTTAAGAATTTAGAAATAGGAAGATTAAAGAAATTGAAAAAATAAAATGATTATGTTATACTTATTATATAAAGGTAGGTGATAACATGAAACGTTTTATTACTGATGTTGGTAGTGTGGTTTTAACAACTTTCATTTATTTATTGGGTGGTTGGGACATAGCATTACAATCATTGATAATAGTAATAATTATTGATTATTTAACAGGTATTGCAAGTGCAGTGTATAACAAACAACTTTCAAGTAAAACAGGATTCAAAGGAATAATTAAAAAGTTTTGTTATTTACTTGTAGTTGCTTTATCTGTTGTAATTGATAATTTAACAGGTCAAAGTGGAATCATTAGAAATTTGGTAATATACTTTTTTGTTGCAAATGATGGTTTATCAATTATTGAAAATATGGCAGAAATGAATATTAAATTACCAAAGAAACTTGTTGATTCACTAAAACAAATTAAAAAGAAAGGTGAATAAAATGATTTTCAAGAAACGTGTTGATTCACCATCATATACCAATAAATATTATATTAAAGCAGGTCGAGGTGGTTATAATCGAGCTATGGAAATTAATAAAACTACACATAGTTGTTTACCAAATTGTTGTGGACTTGTACATGGTAGATGGTTGGAATCACAAGGTCAAAAAGATTTTAAAAAATATGATAAATTGTGTGTAGGTAATGCAAGAAGTTATTATGGTAAAAAAGATGGTTATGAACGTGGACAGGTTGCAAAATTAGGTGCAATAATATGTTTTGATAAAATTAAAGGTAGTGGACACGTTGCATTTGTTGAAGAAATAAAAAGTAATGGTGATATAGTAACATCAAATAGTGGTTATAATGGAAGTAGATTTTTCTTAAAAACATTAAAGAAAAGTAAAAAATATTCTTATGGTAGTAAATACATATTTCAAGGATTTATTTATAATCCTTGCAAATGGGAGGAAGAAAAAGAATATTACATTGTTAAAAAAGGTGATAATTTAACAAAAATTGCCAAAAAATATAAAACTACTATTAAACAATTAGTTGAATGGAATAATATAAAAAACCCAAATTTAATTAAAGTTGGGCAAAAATTACGTGTAAAATGAAAGGAATATTAAAATGGCACAATTCATACCTTGTTTAACACCACCTGATAGTGATTTTCCATATTGGATTAAAACAACATATGGTGGGTATAATAAATGTATTTTAATTGATTCACAAACAGGAAGTACACTTCCAAATTGTACTGCATGGGCATGGGGTAGATTTTTACAAGAAAATAATATTACTGATTGTAATTTATCACGTGGTGATGCAGAAAATTGGTTTAATTATAATGATGGTTATGAACGTGGACAAATTGCAAAATTAGGTGCAGTTGCATGTTGGGAATCATCACTTGGAGCAGGACACGTTGCAATAGTTGAAGAAATTAAACCAAATGGTGATATAGTAACATCAAATAGTGCATATAATGGAACACGTTTTTATACACGTGAACTTACAAGGGTTAGTAATTATAAATATGGAAATTCATATACATTTCAAGGATTTATTTACCCAATTGAAAATTTTACACCTGATAATCCAATAAAAAGAAATAGCACTTTTCCTTGGGTGTTATATTCAAGAAAATTGAGAAATCACAAATAGAATAAAAAGTCAATATTAAATTGACTTTTTTATTATTTAATTATATAATTATTATAGAAAGGAGAGTTGAAAACATGTTAAGTAAAGAAGAATTTGAAAAGTTAATTGAAAACTTACGTGCTAAACTTGATGAAACAACAGTTGCACTTGTTAGTGAAGAATTGATTGCATTAATGTCTGCATATACAACAGGATTTGATGAATATTCAAAATCTGTTGAAGAAGTAGAAACATTAAAAGGTGAAAAAGAAGAATTACTAAAAGTCAATGGAAAACTTTATCAAAGAATAGGATTTGATGAAGAAAAGAAAGAAGATGACAAAATCGAAGATGAAGAAACAGAAGAAATCAAAATCGAAGATGTCATTGATGAGAAAGGAGAGTTGATTTAATTATGGCAATACCAAAAGGTGCAAAAGTCTTTAATGTTGTACGTGAAAATTCAAGTAAAGTTTTTATGGAAACTGTACCATCTGCAACAGAAGACAATATTCAAACATTAAGCAATATTTTATTTAATGATGCATACCAACCTATGTTAAATGAATTTGTTACAAATTTAATTAATAGAATTGGACTTACAATTATTAGAAATAAGACTTTCAATAATCCACTTGCATTATTACGTAAAGGAAGTATGCCACTAGGTACTGATATTCAAGATTTATATGAAAATCCTGCACAAGCAGAACAATATGAATTATCAAATAATGAAATGGCAAAATTATTAACTATAACTGACCCTGATACACATGTTGCATATTATAGAAGAAACAGAAAAGATATGTATACAAAAACTATTTCAAGAGAAAATTTACAAGGTGCATTTGTATCATGGGAAAAATTTGAATCTTATATTAGTGCAATAACTACTTCATTATATAGTGGAAATTATATTGATGAATTTAAATTAACAAAGGCACTTGTTGATGGTGCATATGACAATGACAAAGTTATTGTTGAACAAGTATCTGCTCCTGTTGATAATGCAACAAGTAAAGCATTTGTTAAAAAAGTACGTTCTATGTTTAGTAAATTAAGTTTTCCATCAAAAGATTATAATGCATATTCAAAATTTAGTGGTGCAAAAGGTGAAATTACTACTTGGACAGATAAAGACAGAATCATATTAATGATAACTGCCGATGCCCTAGCAGAAGTTGAAGTTGAAACTCTTGCACAAGCATTTAATTTAAGTTATGCAGATATGCAGGCAAGAATTGTTGTTGTTGATAAATTTGAAAATGAAGAAATTGTTGCATTATTATGCGATGAATCATGGTTCCAAATTTATGAAAACGTTATGAGATTTGATGAATTCTATAATGCAAGAGTTATGGCATGGAATGAATATTTACACGTATGGCAAACATATGCAATATGCCCATTTGCAAATGCAGTAGTATTTGCAACTGCTAAACCTAAACCTGCAACTGCAATTAGTGTTAGTGATGTTAGTGTTGTAGAAGATGCAACTGCTAGTGTAACAGTTACATTAACACCTGCAAATGCTACTAGTGAATTAGAATTTATTAGTGGTGATGAATCTGTATTTACTGTATCATCATTAGGTGTTGTTACAGGTGTTAGTGCAGGAACAGGCACTTTAACTGTTAAAACTGATAATGGATTAAGTGATACTGCTACTGTTACTGTAACATCAGGAGAATAATAAAATAAAAAGTAGCATTTAATTGCTACTTTTTATTTAAGAAAGGATTGATTAAAATGACTATTACCCCACAAGGTCAATTATATTTATGTAAAACTAAACTTGAAAATGATTATAAAAATCAATTAACATTTAGTAATGCAACTGCACAATTAACATATTTTAATAGTACAATTCAACATACATTTGATAATTATACATATATTAAAAAAGATAATGTTGTTGTAGTTGGTAAAAATATTGATGAAATAATTGATTGTAACTATTTATTTTATAAAAATGTAGGATTTACAAATAAATATTACTTTTGTTTTATAACAAATATGGAATATGTCAATGAAAATAGTACAAGAATCACTTTTGAAACAGATTGTTACCAAACATATTTATTCGATATTATTTATAAAAAAACATTTGTTGAACGTGAACATGTTAATGATGATACAATAGGAAAAAATACTATTCCTGAAAATCTTGAAACAGGTGATTATATTAGTTGTGATTTACAACCAACATTTTATGATACACCTGAAACATGTTTTGTTATTGCCACAACTGAACAAATAACAAATAGTTATTCATATTTTAATCAAAATTTACCAACAGGTGTATATTATTATGGACTTACTACTTTAAAAGGAATAAAAGATGTTATTAAATTATTAGATGAAGCAGGAAAAGGTGATGCAGTAAATTCTGTATTTGTAACATATAAATCTTTTTTCTATGATTGGGCAACAATGCAAGATGTCGATGGACAAATAAGCACATCTGTTAGATTTGATTATTCATCAAATATTAATGTTACAAAGGTTAATTATTTAGGACAAAATTACCAACCACGTAATAATAAATTATTATGTTGGCCTTATTCATATTTGCAAGTTAGTAATCATAGTGGGCAAGTTGTTAATTATCATTGGGAAAATTTCAATATGATTACAACAGAAGATACCAATATTAAATTTAATATTAAAGGAACAATTACACCAGGTGGAAGTATAAAGGCATTTCCTGTTAATTATAATAATATGTTAAATAATAATGATGACACAATTGTTGTTGGTAAACTTCCAATTGGTGCATTTAATAATGATGTATACACCAATTGGTTAACACAAAATGGTGTTAATATTGCAATTAATACTGCAAGCAGTTTATTATCAACAGGTGTTGGTCTTGCAACAGGTAATGTAATTGGAACTGCTAGTGGTATATTATCAATTGCACAAACAATGGGAAGTATTTATGAACACTCTTTAATGCCTGATTCTGTTAGTGGTAATGTTAATGTTGGTGATGTTAATTTTACACTAGGACTTACAAATTTAGAATTTAAACGTATGAGCATAAAAAATGAATATAGTGCAATTATTGATTCATATTTTGATATGTTTGGTTATAAGGTAAATTCTGTAAAAATTCCAAATATTACAGGTAGACAAAATTGGAATTATGTAAAAACTATTGATTGTAATTTTGATGGTGATATACCACAAAGTGATTTAAACATAATAAAAACAATGTTTAATAATGGTGTTACTTTATGGCACAATCCATCAACAATGTTAAATTATTCAAATAGTAACAATATTGTATAAAGGAAGTGATTAAAATGAGAAAAATTAATGAAACAGATTTGTCAATTCTTGTTAATGATAGAACAATGATTGATTATCTTGATAGGTTACGTATGCTAGCAACATCATTATTTACTTGGAAAGGACTTGATGATGTTGCAGGAACAGGTGCATCAAGATTTTTAGAACAAACACTTTATGAAAATGGACGTGCATGTTTTGTTAAAGATGATGAACTTGGTTTTTTAGCACTTGCAGTTAATCCTAGTGATAAATTAAATGTTTATAAATTACCAACAAAGGTAATGGCATGGTCTATTGGTTATAATAAAACATATAATTTTGATGACATTGTATATATAATGAATAATGAATTAGAAAAACCAACAATGGCATCACTTGAATTATTTGCATATAGATTATATGAAACAGAAAGAACAATTGATGTGAACTTACTTGCACAAAAGACACCTGTATTAATTGAGGGTGATTCAAAAACAATTCTTACATTAAAAAATGTTTACATGCAATATTCAGGTAACATTCCTTTTATTTTTGGTAATAAACAATTTGATATTTCAAATAAATTAAATGTGTTAAAAACAGATGCCCCATATATAATTGATAAATTAGATGTACATAAACATCAAATATTTAATGATGCATTAACTATACTTGGAATTGATAATGCAAATACTGATAAAAAAGAAAGATTAATTACAAATGAAGTTGAATCAAATGAACAATTAATTACATATTATTTAAATTGTTGGTATAAAACACGTAAAAAGGCATGTGATGAAATAAATAAAAAATTTGGATTAAATATTGAAGTTGTACTAAACAAAGAAGTAATCGATTTATTAAATAAAACAGAAAATGAAATGGTAGGTGTTGATGATGGCGAAATATACAATTACAATTAAATCATTAATTGATAACAATTTTGATTTTCAAATGGATTCATACCCAATATTTGATGAAACTTACAGAAATACATTAAATCAAAATATTTTATACCATTATTATGAAAATGAGATTGGATTTGAAACTGCATCATTATTTAGATTTTATTTAAATCAAAAATTAAATGAAATAATGCCATATTATAATGAACTTTATAAAGTACAGAAAAAATTAATTGATGAAAATTTACTACTAAATAATGTTAATTTAACTGAATCATTAACAGGTAGTAATACAACAGAAACAAATAGTGAATCTTCTTCATCTAGTAATAATAAAAATTTATTTCAAGATACACCACAGGGAAATATACCATCACAAGAAATTGATGATGAAAATGTATATGCCACCAATATAACATTGAATAGAAATTCAATTGAAGATTCAAGTAATTCAAGTGGTAGTGGAACAAATGAATATTTAAAAACTATTATTGGTAATAATGGTGGTAAATTTAATATAGATATATTAAATGATATTAAAAATAATTTAATGAATATTGATTTAATGATAATAAATGAATTGAATGATTTATTTATGCAAATATTTTAAAGGAGATGATTAATATGATAAATATTGAAAAAGTTAAACCAACAGGTTTATTTACAAATTATATTTATAAAGCAATTCCACTTGCTTTTGATGAATCAATGAGTTATTATGAAACATTATGTGGTTTATTATCTTATTTAAAAGATACAATTATGCCTGCATTAAATAATAATGCAGATGCATTAATTGAAGTACAAAATTTAATAACACAATTACAAAATTATGTTGAAAATTATTTTGAAAATTTAGATGTACAAGAAGAAATTAATAATAAATTAGATGAAATGGCAGAAAATGGAACACTTGCAGAAATTATTGAAGATTATGCATCTATTCCTGAATTAACTGAAAGAATTGAAGAAGTTAATACAAATTTAATGCAACAAATAAATGATACAAATAATAATTTAAATAATTTAGAATTACAAGTAAATAATACAATTGATGATAACATGGAAGATATTACAAATACATTAAATGATTTTAATTCAAGAATTAATACACTTGGAAATATTACACCAACAATTGTTGATTCAACTGATGAAATGACAGATGAAACAAAATTATATATATTATCAAGTAGTGGTGAATGGTATTATTACAATGGAACAAATTTTGTTAGTGGTGGAACATATCAATCAACTGCAATTGGTAATAATAGTATTGACTTGCTTTCACTTGATGATTTATTACAAGCAAATTTCAATGTATCATTTAGTGATGATATAACACTTGAAAATGGAATTACAGGTTATTGTTCACCAAATTCAAATAATGAAGTTAATATTACATTACAATCAAATTATATGTATTATAAAGTACCACTAGAAGTTGGCAAAATATATATGTTTAATGGTGCAAATTCACAGGTTATGTGTGGTCTATTAGTTGCAGATAGTAATGACAAAATATTATACAATACAAATATTCCACAAGCAACTACACAACATGTTGGTACTTCATTAATGTTTAAAGTAAATCAAAGTGGATGTTATGCATATATTTCAACAAGAACAAATTTTCCAACAAGATATATTTACAATCAAGGTACAAGATTAAGAACAATAAACAATATTTCAAATAATTTAAAAACAGATTCAAATGTTGATTTATTAGATACTATAAATAATTATTACATGTCATATGGTGGTGTATTACAATCTGCATCTGGTTATAATGTAAAAGTATATTCAATTGAAAAAGGTAAAAAATATCATGCTACAAGTAAAAATATTTTAAGTGTTGCAGGTATAATGGTTATAAGTGGAAGTTGGCAAGTATTATATACATCAAGTGAATCAAGTGTTGGAAGTACACCAATTGATACATCATATACATTTACTGCAACTACAAATGGTTATTTAATACTGCAAGATAATGGAAATTGGACATCATCTGTTGAAGTTATAATTGATGCTATTAATGACACATCATCAAATAAACTTAAATATTTAAAAATTGGTGCAGATGGTGATTCTATAAGTGCAGGTGTTAGTGGTAATTCATCATATATTACACAAATTGCAACACAATTTGAATGTCAATTACAAAATTTAAGTGTTGGTGGTGGAACAATTGCAACAGGTACAACACAAAATGGTCAACCAAGACATCATATTTGTACAAGTGTTAATAATTTAGATAATAATTGTGATATAATATTATTAAGTGGTGGTGTTAATGATTATTGGCAAAAAGTACCAATGGGTGAAATAACAGATGACTACACATCACCTGTTGATAGTAATACATTTTATGGTGGACTTGAAACAATGTGCAGAAACGTATTAAATAAATTTAGAACACAAAAAATTGCATTTGTTACATATCATAAAATAGGAAATATTTATTATTTATATAATTCAAGTACAGGTGAAAAACATACATTCAAGGAATATTTAGATGCTATTTATGAAGTAATGAATAAATATTCAATTCCTGTTATAGATATAAATTCAAAAGCTAGATTTAACACTGCAATTGATTATTATAAAGATACATATACAACATCAAGTGATGGTGTACACCCAACAACAAATGGTTATGCAGAATTTTACAATAAAATAATTATTAATGAATTGAACAATTTATTATAATATGCTATAATATAAGTGTAATCTAATAACATTTAGTTGTGATTACACTTATTTTCTTATGGTGGGGTTATATATTTAATATAATGTAACATATAATATTGTAATCAACGTGAAGAACGTAATATTATATTATTCTTGTGATAAAGTGCATTATAATATATAACTTTCACCATATTTTAAAAGGTGAAACAATGAATGAATTAACAATTGATAAATCAATATTTTTAGACTTTAATAAGCCACTTTCATATAATGCTTTTCTAACATTTATTATAACAGAACGTGGACTTGGTAAATCATATGGTGCAAAAAAATATGTTGCTAAACATTTTTTAAAGAAAAATAAACAATTTGTATATTTAAGAAGATACAAAAGAGAACTAGAAGAATCAATGTTAAAAAATGGTAATCCTATATTTTGGCAACAAATTACAAAAGATGATGAATTAAAAGGGCATAAATTTTCAAATAAAAAAGATACTATGTATATTGATGGTAATTTATGTGGGTTTGCAATACCACTTTCAATTGCAAATATATTAAAATCTGCTACATATGAAAATGTTGACACTATTATATTTGATGAATTTTTAATTGATTCAACAGGTGTTGGTTATCATTATTTGAAAAATGAAGTTATACAATTATTAGAAACAATTGAAACAGTTGCACGTTTACGTGATATACGTGTTATATTCTGTGGTAATGCTATCTCAATAACCAATCCATATTTTACATTTTTTGATATAACACTACCATACAATAGTGAAGTTAAAATTGTAAAACGTGATGATAAAGGTAACCCATTAATTGTTGTATATTATGCACAAAATACACCATATAGAGAAGTGAAGAAAAAAACAAGATTTGGACAATTAATTAAAGATACTGAATATGGTAAATATGCCATGGACAATGCATTTTTAAAAGATTCAAAAGCATTTATTAAAAAGAAAAGTAGTAATTCAAAATTTTATTTTATACTTGTAATCAATGGTAAACATTATGGTGTATGGTGTGATTATAAAGATGGTTTAATGTTTATATCAAATGACTATGACCCAAATTGCCCTGTTAAATTTTCAATTAATCCTGATGACCATAATGAAAATACTTTATTAATTAGATGCAGAACATCACCATTCTTTAAATCTATTATTGAGCATTACAGATTAGCAAGATTATGTTTTGAAAATCAACAAATTAAAAATAATGTTATACAATATTTGGT